GCCTTCGCTGCGCATGCGGGGCGTACCCGTTCATCGGTTACGTTACGCCTGCTGGCAAGGCGGTTCAGTGCCGTGACTGTGCCTTGAAGTCCCGCGACGAGGAACAGCCCCAGACGTTGCCGACGGGTACCGTGCGGATTCTCGTAGACTAGGAGTGAGCATGTTGCGATTGTTGTTCGCCCCGGCAGGCAGCGGGAAAAGCACCCTTTCTAAGAACGGAAAGGGTTTCGACGGCGACCAGATCATCGCGCAGTCTTGCGGCTGGCCGCATCCCGATCAGATTGTCGTCAAGAAGACGGGTGGCAAGTGGTGGCGCGAGCCGAAGGTCGCTCCTCTCATACATCTCGCCCACGCGGGTGCAATCGGCGCCTGGCTCCAAGGTCCGAATCGTCCCTATCCCGTAGCGGACGGCAGCGACCTGCAGTACATCCAGGCCCAGGAGCACCCCGTCCTGTTCAACACGGACGCCGAGCTGTTCATGACCCATCCGCTCATCTCGAGTCTCGTTCCCAAGGGCGAGGTAGGCGTCTGGCTGCCCGGCCTTGACCATGCGGACCCGGATCCGCAGAAGGTCATCAAGCTGTGCCACGAACGCGTTCAACAGCGGGAAGCCTCCGACCCCGCGCGTACGAAGATCGACATCGGAGATCTCGAGTCCAACGTCAATCAGCTGCTGCTGCTTGCCAAGAAGCTCAAGCTGCCGGTCGCGGTCGGGCTCGAAGAGCCGGAGACCGACGCCAAGCCGTTGGAGTCAAAGAAGGAAGACCCTACACCCCCGAAGGCAGATGAGGAATTGACGCGCTCCAGAGGTCTGGAGCTGCCGAAGCCCATCACGCAGGAGGAAGCGAAGAATGCCGGAGAAAAGTGGGCAGGACACGTCGAAAGCTTCTTCCGTAGGTGAGATGTACGAGATTCGGCGGGCAGATCCCTATTTTTCGAAGCACATTCCGCCGCGGCGCCTGCCGTTTCCCACCTTTGCGCGCATCTTTGAAGGCGATGAGGCGGTCGCACACGTTGACGTTGCGCAAAGCGCCCACATAGCCGACAGCCTTATGGACGTTGCGCGCATTTCCGAGTACAAAGGCTGCTCCACCTTCGAGCGCGCTCATCCCTCACGGAGAGGTTGGGCGCACCGCCCCATCACGCATGCTGCCCGCCAATCAGAGCAGCAGGCGCTGACTGACCTGTACGAAGAGTTCGGCGCGCGGATGTATGCCGTAATTCTTGCGGGCATTGAACCGCCCACGCAGGCTTACGACAAGAACAGCCGCATCGGGGCACCCGTGTATGAGATTGCGGAGCACAAGCTCCAAATCCTCATGCCGTATTTCATGGCGCTGCTCGCGGGCGACCTTTCGCTCTTCGAGCGATCGGACGTCCATATCATCAATAACGTGCGGCTTCAAGCGGAGAAGCTAACCAAGGACCGGGAGTACGTGTACGTTAGTGAGCAGGGTCGCGCCTACTCTCGCATCATCACGGCGAAGGACCGCTTCGATTCCTTCTATAAGAGATGGTGCTCTCGTGTTCGTCTGGTGTTCAACTATCCTGTCGCGAATCTGCTGCTGCAGATCGTCGACACGGCAATCCACAACTGGTTCCTCAAGTTCATCGCCTGCCACCACAACATGACCGCCCGTATTGGCAAACCGCTACCGGGTGTCGCGAAGTTTCTGGACGTCAAGCACTTCGAACGCGCGATCGGCAGCGTCATTCAGCGGAGGCACGCGTTCATAGGCGGCCTCTACAGCCGCATCATGGAGCGCATGCTGGAAGTACCCTACCTCGTTCCTGGCGACGACGGAAACGTGTTCACCGCTAGAGTAAGGCACGAAGCAGGCTTCGTGGAGCAGTTGGGCTCCGGCATCTCCGCCGTTGCGCCGATCGCTAAAGAAGTACTCATGCTCGTTTACGCGAAGTACTTCATGGACAGGCGCTCTATGACGTTCGAAAAAGCGTTCGAGACCGCCCTTAACGGAGGCACGTCGGGCCTGTACATCATGAACTATGGTGACGACAACGTCATCTACGGTGATGCGGTGGAAGTGGAGGCATGTTTCTCGCATATGCAGAAGTACCTCACGGTCGAGGAGGAAGTGCCCGCGAAGTTTCTTGGGCACCACTACACGCCTGAGTTCGGCTTCTACATGAGCGTGAACAGCTACGTGCTGAACCTTCACCTTGCGGAACGGGCCCCTGGCACGCGCTTCCGCCCGTACCCCTTTCTGGGTTACCAATTGAGAAGGGAGCTGTTTCAGACGATGGGTGAGCCGCGTATCCGCAACGACGTGTATCCGGCGGAGGACAGACTGCTGTCGGAGCACGGTTACACCATTAAGCGGCTTGCTGAGGCCGCGGAGAAGGAGCAGGAGCAACTCAGCGCCGTGGAGCTTGCGATGCATCCTCTCACGCTACTCGGAAAGGAGTACTTGCTCACTGAGGAGCAGAAACTGGCAGACCCTAACTATGACGTTCTGACAAAAGAAGCCACGCGTGGTTTTCTCAAGACACTTCTAGGAAAGGGTTAACATGCCGTTCATCGAATCCGGGGAGTTCCCGGTTTTGCCTCGCGTCCCGGTGACCTCGTTCAAAGACGCCCGCCAGCGGGAGTACGGACTCTACGCCGGACTGTATCTCTTCGGGGGAGAGACGGGCACGGGCAAGTCGGTAGGCTCTATCGCGCTCGGCGCGGCGATCGGAGACAGTTCGGGCTCGACGGTCACGTTCGCGCATGCGAACGAGGCGACCGGAAGGCCGATGTCCGCGAAGCAGTTGATGAGCATGATCGACGGATGCCAGGGATCTGTGCTGATCGTGGACTCGATCACGGACCTCTTCCTGACGCAAGAGCGGCCCAAGAAGGGCAGCACGACGTTCAAGGGCGGCCTCACACCCGAGCACGTCCTCCTCATGCGCCAACTGCAGACGTACACGTATGACAAGCGGTGCGCGCTTGTCGCCATCGTCAACTCATCGTTGCTTCCCATCGGCGACCTTGAAGGCGCGGTGGAAGGAGCGATCGGCATCGTGCGCCTTACCGCTTCGAGCGGCCAGCTCACCAAACGCGATCGCAAGCGGCGCATTCACGTCCCCATCGAGCTCAAGCAGGACTGGATCGAACGTGCGTTCGATGTCCTGCACTACGACCCGGCCGAATTCGCGTCGGGCGTGGGATACAGTCTCGTCTCGCCCTAGGAGGCTTCGTGTACAGGAAGAACTCCCCTCTCGGCTACTACGCCCTGAGTGCCGCGGAGGTGTTGGATCTCGCGATCCGCTCCATCGGCATGAAAGAGGGTGCCCCTGGGTTCCGGACGGACGCCGACTTGAACGACCTCGTCAAAGAGATGTTCGAGGACGCGTTCGCGCGGGACAACTACCTCATCCGCGGCGTCAACATGTTCCAGATCGGATCCATGGCAAACCACAAGGACGACGGCGAGTCCGGGCTCATGCCGCCCCGCAAGGCGCTCACGTTCATCCTCAACTACTACCTGCTGTACAACAAGCGCATCGGCGAGGTTCCTCAGCTGCTCAGCTACCGGGAAGACCCCTCCTGCAACATCGAAGAGATGGCGCTTCTCACGCTGAACCGAGGCCTGGAATCCATCGGCATGCCGCTGCCCGGACCCGGCGATATCATCCTTCCGGTCGACCTCAAGCAGGCGCTCATCTACTACGTGAACGCGCTGCGACGGCACCTGTCCTTGAAGGACAAGCGGGTCGAACTGCTGCGCGCGTACAAGAACGAGATCGGCTACAAGCTGCACAACAGCTTGGTCGCGCCGGAAACGCTGCCGCAGTGGGACCGTTCTTTCCTGGCGCACGTGCT